AAGGGTTGGAATGCCAATAACGTTTACAATTTGGGCTGAAAACCGAGTTGACGGCAATTTGGTCGAACCGTCTTCTATGACTCTTTCGGACGAAGACGAAGTTTACGGTGTCCGCCGGTCTGACAATTATGAAGTCGTTGTACCTGATGCAACCGGTATGGTACAGGTTGTTGAAGATGGCGGAATATACAAGTATACGTTTACGGATGTCGGGTACGGGGTAAGTTATACCTATTCTGTTGAATCCGTAAACAGCGGTACGTCTACATACGCATCAGGTACAATCACATTTGACAACCAATGGGTAACGTCTACCGCTGCCGATACATATTTTAGTACTCGTCGGGATGCAACGGATTATTGGGTGACCGGCGTTGATAAAGACGAGAAACTGCGTACAGCCCAGTTGGAACTGTATATGTCACGTCTGTTTCTGTTACCACATCCTATGCCAAACGCTGCCGACGATGCAACTTTGTTTCCGGACACTGTAGAAGCAGCTATTTGCGAACAGACATTGTTTCATCTCATTGATACTGGTGCGGAATCTAGAGAACAGTTGGTATCGCAAGGTGTTACAAGATCACAAGTCTATGGCGAAACGTATAAAGATGTCGAGAAAGTTTTTGTAGCTCCTCGTGCACTTCAACTGTTACGTGCGGGCGGGTTTGCCGTAAACGGTGTATGGGGATATATGCCGGGGTATATACCGTAAAACAAGTTTGCGGAACAGTATGGAATGGATGAAAGAAAAAACGTTCAGTTTATCGACTATGTAAAAGACGGTATATGGACTGGACACCGTTGTTTTATAGTGGGTGGCGGTCCGTCTCTTAAAACTTTTGACTGGTCGAAACTGAAAGGTGAACTTGTTATTGCTATTAACCGTGCACACGAATATTGTGACCCGTCTATTATAATTGCACAGGATGATCGTGTTTTTATCGAGACTGATAAAGGTATAATTAACCCTAGAAATATAAAAGAGTCTATTGCTGCTCGTAACAAAATAAGAAATTTCGGCGGATATTGTTTGTATCTTCAGAGCGGAAAAACCCCTGCACCGACTCCATACTGTTATACTATAAAACGACATAAAAAAAATCGGTGTATGCCGCGTTCGTTAAAAGACGGTCTTGGAAACGGAGAAAATACAGGGTTCGGTGCACTTAACCTTGCTTTGTGTCTAGGCGCGTCCCCTATCTATTTGTTGGGATTCGATATGGTTGGTAAAGACGGGAAGCAAGCTAACTTTCATTCCGGATATAAATGGCCGCAAAAAGATAAAGTGTATCGTCAGTTTATGCAAGCGTTCAAAACCGTAGAAAAAGATGTAAACGAACGGGCGGAAATTGTAAATCTCAATCCTAACAGTGCAATGGAATCGTTCCGACGTTCGACATGGGAACAGGAAAGAATTGACAAGATCGAGCGACCTGTAGTAGTCTCATATTATACTGTTGATAACGGGTACGAGAACGAGATCGGACGACTCCATAGATCGTTACATCTGTTTGGATTAGAACATTATATCGAAGGACGGTCTAGTAAAGGTTCGTGGTCTGCTAATGTAAAAGAAAAAACCAGGTTTATACTTGAAATGTTGCACAAATTCCGTAACAAACCGGTTGTATGGCTAGATTCAGACGCCGAAATTGTCCAATATCCGGAAATGTTCGATAGATTGTGCCTTTCCAGACCATCTATAGCTGTTTATTGGTTAAATGCTAGTGACATTCCCCATCGGAAACAAAAACCAGACGAGCCCGGAACCGGTACGGTGTTTTTTGGTAATCGACGGACAGAATCTATCGAGATTGTTAAACAATGGGTCGAAAAAGATAAAAAGTATCCTAATATCGGTAATCAGCTTGCGTTACGAGACGTTTTAGAGAGTAGAAACAGAGTAAATACTGTAGGGTTACCGCCGGAATATCTCGCTATTAACAGAATTATGGATAGTCTGGTATCGAACCCTGTTGTTAAACATTTTCAGGCTAGTAGACGATTAAAAAGGAGTAAATAGAAATAAAATGCGACATGTAATAATGATCTTATTCGCGATTGACCGGTACATACACGGCGCACCTATAATAAAAAGTCATCAATGGATAGATATTCGGTTCGATTTGTTCCAGAAATTCACGTTACGTTCGATTCTAAACCAGTATCATGACGATTTCGATTTATGGGTTGTATGTGACAAAAATAACAGAGACTATGTTGCACAGTTACCTTGGCACGAGAAAGTAGAACTAATATTCGATAGAGGCGAACGACGTACATATGAAATAGACGATGATTGGCTTACAATTTCACGTCTGGATTCCGATGATCTATACCATTCGTCTACACTCCAGACTATACGAGACCTTTCTGAACGTAAGAGACGTGTTGATAAAGTCGCGTCGTTTAGTTTCGGTCAGAACCTTCTGTGGGATAGAAACTACGGGTTTATCGGTAAACATACACGTAGATTACCGACACCGTTTACAACTCGTATTTTTTCTAAAGATATGTACAAAGACTGGGATAAGTTTAAACAGGCGGCGTTTGTAGCGCATGCCGCTCCTATGCATAAACTGCTTGGCACCGAAATGTTGCCGGATAAGAATAAAGTGTGTGTTGTTAAACATGGTACGAATACCAGAGAGTTAAAGCAGGGTAAAAATCCTATCAGCTATTTGCCTCGACAGTTAATTACAGAAGCCGATGTTACTGATCCAGACAAAATCGCACAAATACTTTACGAATACGGAGTGTTACGGCAAGATACTTTTCTAAAACCGGATTGGGAGTTTAGAGATAACCGGTTTCGATGTAGAAATGTTGTGTAATGAACCAAATAATAGTTATTGGTAAAGAAAAAGGAAAACATTTCCAACGATCAAACGAACATCGTGTATCCGAGGGTTTCGGAAATCTCGGGTACAGTTCTTTTTATTATAATATAGAAAAACCAATTTGTGATTTATGTCAATTTGATGTTGTATTAAGTTCTCATGGAATTTTACATTCTCGAAACATAGAAAAAGTTGCGATAATAAATAAAAGAAAAAGAAATGATACAAAGCTGGTGATATGGACTTTTGATTGTCTTAACCCTAAATATGGACAACGAAAAAAAGAGTTATGTGACAACCTTTTTAAAACAGTACGGTATTGGGATTTGGTAGTTACAACAGACCATTCTATACCGTGGGAAAAGTATACTAAACAATATCTACATCTGATGCAAGGTATAAGTGAAACGGATTTTTCTATTGTCCCTGACTATAACACAAACCCTCAATTTGATATAATGTTTGGCGGTATGTTAAAATCCGGCTACGATAGAACAAAAACACTTCAATATTTGTCTGAACGATTTAATACTATATATTGTGGCAATCCAAAACATAGAACAAGAGTTCCAAAAGCAACGTTTCATAACCGTATATATGGTGATTATTTGACTAAAATGTGTAATCAAGTGTCAGCCGTTTATGTTCCTAAATCTGAATATGGCGTCAGGAATTATTGGAGTAATAGAATCTATCTTATGGGAGCTGCGGGTGGCGCATGTGTAGTTGAGTATATGGACGGTATTGAAAATGAGTTTATAGACGGTAAACATGTGCTGTTTTCGTATAGTAGAGAAGAGACGGCGGATAAAATTAACGAGTTGTGCAGGAATTCCGTGTTAAGAGAAAAGTTAAGACGGTCTATCCGAAAACATGTATTCAATAATTATACATATACACATCGGTGTAAAAAGATTCTAGAGGTTTTGTGACAATGATTAGCGATAAAACTATTAGTGTACTTTTCAATACATATCATCATGAACGGTATGAGACCCTTGACCGTGCAGTTAAAGGATGGAGAGATCAGCCTGTAGACCAAATATGGGTTGTTGACGGCGGGAACGGCGCGGAATTCGACACGTCTGACCCTCGTGTAGAACATATACGAGTACCTAAAAGTATACATACTCGTGGCGATTATGCAATGGCATACGCTACAGACGGTGACCTTCTGATTTTTGCCGACGACGATATGGAACCGTTACCGGGTTTAGTAAAAGATATGTATAAACATTATTATAAACTAGGTGGCAATGTATTTGTATCAATATTCGGTCGTCAGTTTGAAGGGCCGCGATATGACGGCGATACAAAAGGGTTTAGATCGAATAGAGTTAAAGAGCCTGTAGAGGTTGATATGGTTGGTATAACATTTATGTGTCCCCGATGGGTGTTAAAGAATCTTGACACTCGTGGGATGGTACGAACCGGTGACGATATATGGTTGGGTAACATATGTTGGCCTGACATCCCGAAATATGTTGTTCCGTCTTCTGCATGGAGACATTTACCTTGTGCAAAAGGGGAAAGTGCTATATATCGAGGATCGCGAGTAGAAAGATATACGTTATATAAAAAGGTCTGGAACGAGACGTATAAACAGAGAAAAGTAAAAAGATAATGGAAAAAGTTAAATCTTTTGGTAACGATTTTTGGATACATACTAAAGATACTATAGTCTCTGTACAGATTAAAAATAACGGAGGATATGAAATAAAAGAAAATGCGGTTATGCATAGTATACTAATGCAAGGTGATGTCTGTGTAGATTTTGGTGCGAATATAGGTGTCCATACATGTGAAATGGCGCGTGCCGTCGGAAAAACAGGAAAGGTATATGCTATTGAACCGGAAACCGAAAATTGTAAAGTTCTGGCAGCGAACGTTGCGATGTTGCCGTACCAGAACGTAAAGATAATCAAATGTGCTGTTTCGGATACAAACAAACCCGGTACTCTTTATACTAATCCGCTAAATAAAGGTGCTCATTGTCTGTCAAAACGATGTCCGGAGATGACGTTACAAAACGTCGAGATAAGGAAAAGTAGTGAAGTTATACCACAGAACACGAGTATAAAGTTGTTGAAACTTGATATTGAAGGGTATGAGTTCAAAGCGTTAAAAGGGTTGGGCAAACAAATTGACAATATCGAGTTTATGATAATGGAGTTTTTTCCGTCTCTAATTGTCCTTGCAAAAGACGATCCTGTAGAGATGTTGCAATTTATAAGAAATTCGGGGTTTACTATCAGCCTTATACATGATATGCAGCCAAAAACAAATGACTGGTTAATGGAAAAGAATGTAGTTGGTACGGAACGGCATGTTTCAATCTTATGCAAACGGATAAAAGCCAATGACCATTGACATTTTGATTCCACAATATCTGACAATAGATTGTAGTATTAAATGTCTGAAAAGTATCGCTAAACATACACGGGATTTCCGTATTATACTTATAGACGATGGTACTCCTGACAAAAAGGGTGTAGAAAAAGTACGGTCTCTTCTAAACTCTTTTCGCCCTTCTATACATGAATTTTATATGTTCAATGACAATAGAGGGTTTGGACCTACCGTTCATTTCGGAATGTCAAAAGTTCGGTCTGACCTTTTTGTGTTAATGAATAATGATGTTACAGTTACTCCCGACTGGCTTACCAGACTTGTAACCGGTATAAATACTAATGACAAGATTGCGATTATATCGTCCGTAGCCGATACAATGAGTGGCATTTGCGGACATCGAGCAGCCGGGAAACATGTAGGATATGATAACAAACAAGACCCTGAACGTTTTTTTTATAATCTACCGACCATAGTATATACAATTGATAATGCTCTGGAAACTAACCATTTAATTGTGCCCGGGTTCTGTTCTCTTATGCGCAAAAGTATAGTATGGGACGAGTTGGGCGGATACGATAAACGATTTTTGTTTCGGCGAGGTGACGGCGACATGAACGATAAAGTCCATGCAGCAGGTTATCTAACGGCAGTATGTTTTAACTCTTTTGTCTATCATAAACATGGCGCAACAATAAACGAAATGTCTAAAGACGTAAAAAATAAACGTCTGGTTGGCGATAATAAGTTATGGGCACAGAAACGAGAACAACGTGCATCTTTACGTAAGGAAACAGAGAAATGAAGGTAGAGGATTTTGTAGCGAGTACAGATGCCAAACGACCGGACAATGACGGGTTATCAGGCTACTATTATTTTGAACTGTTAAAAGAATATCTAGGCGGTAACCTCGACCGTGTGTTTACGGACGAAGTTGTTTATCCACGTCAATTTGACGTTCATCTGCCGGGCGACGGTAGACGAGGATGTAATTTTCATTGTTTACACTGTCAGGGCAGATATTTTCAACAGACGTTAGACACTGCATGGATACCCCGAATGTTCTCGTTAGTAAGACAGCTAGACGGTAGAATCCCGTTTATTGTTGTAGGTGGCCAATATACGGAACCGACTCTTAGCCCTGATCTTATGCCGTTGATGCGGTTGACAAAAGAAACCGGTTCTTGTTTTGGATGTCATTCTAACGGATCGAAACTGGTTGAACTGGAACAAAAACAAGGGTTAATGACAGAATACGTTGAACTGTCCAATTCGCCGCAAGACTATTTTAGCTGTTCTCTTGACGCCGGGTTTGCGAAAAGCCATATGATTAGCAAACGGTTAGACCGCGACCATTTTCATACTATTATCGACGGGTTACGGGTGTTTGCAGATATTCGAGGCGATAAACCGTTCCCGAAACTGCGTGTCGTATATCTGTTCAATAAATGGAACAGTTTGCCGAAAGAAGTCGAGAATATTGTAAAGCTTGCAAAAGAAATTGGTGTAGACTCTTTACGATTCTCGATTCCTTATGACAACTATAACAGAGATTTTGATAAGGTTCGTGAATATAAGAAGAAAGTTGAAGTACCTATGCGGATTCCATACTACAATCTGGTTAAACCGTACCTGTCAGAAAACGCTACTGACAAACCTTTCATATTCTGGATCGCACCGGAAGCGCAAGATATTGACCAGATGAACTATAAACAGTGTCTGTTCGGCTATTTCCAGATAACTTTAGGTGCAGACGGATATGTATATAGATGTTCGAGTTGTGCTGCTCCGTCTATGGCGTTTAATAGACTAGGTAAAGTTACCGATGATATGGATAAGTTTATGTACCAGGTCAAACTCAACCAGTCGCCGAAATGGAATCCTGCCGTATGTTTTCTGAACAATGGACGATGTAACAGATGTGCAGTCGAGATCAATAACGCATGGAGAGATCAGTATGGGCCGGATGCAAAAACCTCTGTCTAACATAATCGGTTCAACTCATCAAATAGCTCTTATTGGTTACGGATATTGGGGTACACGAATTCTCCCGTATCTGGACGAACGGTTTGACGTTAAATACGTGTTTGGCCGGTCGTTAGTACCAGAAGGACGTTTTATAAACAATCTGTCCATCATATGGGACGATGAAGATGTAGAAGCTGTAGTTGTAGCGACACCTATAGACGCTCATTATAATGTTGTTCTAGACGCTTTACATGCAGGAAAACACGTGCTGTGTGAAAAACCGTTAGCTCTAGTCCCGTCAGAAGCCGAACGGTTAAGAGACATATCCGTACAGAACGAGTTGCAACTGGTAGTAGACTTTACATATACGTTTTCGCCCGGTTTACAGAAAGCTGCCGCATTATATAAACGTAACAAGATCGGTACACTAAACTATATAGAGATGAGTTTAATGAGACGTGTACTTCCGTCTCGACGTATAGGTTTTTCGGTCAACCAGCTACTCTCATCTAAATTTGCTCATCTCGTCTCTGTTCTCAACATGTTTGTAGATATAAAAGCTATTGATTTTCAACCTGTTTTTTCGCTTGTCTCTACCGATACCAACTCTATATCCGATACAGGTATTATTCAATTCCGTTCTTTATTGTCTAACAGCGTTACCGGCCAACTTTGCGCTTCTATAGAATATCCAGCAAAATATATGGGTGTTAAGATTTTCGGTACGGCAGGTAACATAGAATATTGTATGGAAAAAGACGAGTCTCTTAATGTAACACGTTTTGTCAGACAGATAAGAAATAATAGCGGTTCTCTTTTAGTCAAAAAGAAAGAGACGTTTTATTATAACGAAGCCGATAACTTGGCTAATACAACCGGTTATTTCCATGAAATTGTTACAAATGCAAAGTTGGGGTTTTCTACATGTTGTACGTCAAACCTTGCAACAGCAGTTGAAGTAACTAAAATTATCGCGGATACATGTAACTTGAATGAGGTAAAAAATAAAACAAATTATGGATAACAAAGTCTCTCTTTTAATCCCTGTATACAAACGTTTTAATTCGCTTCCTGCAATTATCGACGCATGGTTGCCACAAGTGAACGAACTTCTGGTATGGGACAATTCTATTGGCGAATGGGATCCTGATCTGTCTCTGTTTGCCAACGATAAAATTACAATAGTTGCCGGTAACAAGAACTATGGCGGTCAGATTAAGTTTATGGCACCTATATTACTCAAAAATGAGCTTGTACTTATAGCAGACGACGATATAGTACCAGAAGAAGGGTTTGTAGACGAACTGCTATTTTATTGGAATAGTATCCCCCATCCTGTAAACGAGAAAATAATCTCGATTTTTGGTAAAGATTATCAAATTCGCCAGAACAAAGAAACCGAGATGCAGGAACTTGACCAGACTTTTTACACTGCTCGAAAAAAGTTTAAGAATGGACCATCTACAAAAGTTACCCATATAGGTCAAGTAGACTTTGTAGGTCGTCTATATTTTGGTGTTCGCAGAAACTTTGTTACGGATATGTCGGGATGTGATAGATTGTTAGACGATTTGTGGTGGATTCGACAACTTTCACGGTTTAATACTGACTGTAAAATGTATGTTGTACCTGCAACTAAATGGCATAACTCGGACGAAGAAGGTGATCCGTATGCACTACATAACCAGAAAGGGTTTAATCAGATTCGCAACCAATTTGTTCGTGACAATTTTATATGTCGTGGACTATGGCGGTTCCCAAAAGATGAATCTAAAACAGTAGAATGGAAACAGTCTGGAAACACGGTAGACTGTCTCGGTTTTTGATTAGGAGAAAACGTTATGAAACCTATGGGCGGGACATTTCTGAAACCAATAGAAGATATTAGTCCTATATTTATAGTAGGTATGCGTAGAGCCGGTACATCTTTTTTGCGTAAACTTATAATGGACTCGTCGGATGTACAGGACATTTTGTTTGAACCTCATATATTGTACCATTCGGTTATTGTTACACAGCTCCAACGTCTGGCTAACACTCCTCATGTAACCGGGCCGATAGAAGATTTTTGTAGACTGGTACGACGGAATAAAGGACGAACCGGTGCAAAGTTCGCTATTAACCCGGGTGTAAAAGGTATGGAATGGATATGTCTAAACAACGTGTTTCCAAAAGCACAGTTTGTGTTTATCGGTCGGAACGTGTGGGATAACCATGCCAGTTATTGGAACGAAGATAAAGATTATCAGCGTGGCGTTGTCCCGTTTGAACCTTACGAATGGTTCTGGATACATAACAATGCACAATGGAACGAGTTCTGTACTGTTAATCCGGATCGCGGAATATTTGTAAGTTACGATAGAATGGTAGAGTCTCCGGTCGAAACGCTGGCACCAGTATGGGATTTACTAAAAGTTTCGCCGCCATCGGACAAATCTTTTGTAAAAGTCAGAAAACCCAGATATTGGATGACAAACGACGCAATGAAATAAAATGGTACAACATAAAAGACGAATTCGGATAGCTATTCCTACTCGTAACAGAAATGATATGTTACAGAGAGCAATTTACTCGTTGCCATGGACAACTTCTACTAATTTCGATTTTCTTGTTAATATCATAAATGTCGGCGGTAAACCCGGTAACCGTGCGATAAAATGGACTGAAAAACTATATGCAAACGATCCTAAATTCTCTATAGACCGTATACGTGTATATTGGGATATTGTCGGCGCGTATAATTTAGCCGCTAAAAATGCAAGAGATGCCGGAGAACATCTACTTTTATCGTCCGAACTAATAGAGTTCAAATCTACATCTATTTCTCATGCGTACCGAACTCTACTTTCTCAATACCCCGATCACGACGGTATAGTAGGTATCCGACAATTCTGTGTCCCGACATTCCATCCGGCCCGAGTCATCCTCATTGGTAACAAGTTTCTTGACAGATATAAGGATAATGAGCTTATTTGTCCAACGTATAAATGCGATTATTTTCATAATGAGTTTTTGCGGTTCGCTAATAGTTTTTCGCCGTCGAAGTTTACACTAGACAAAAATGCTGTAGTAGACTATTATAGTCCTGAAATACATGTTGGTTTACAAGATGCAGAATACGAAAGACGAAAACCGATTATAAAAAAGGATTTAGAGTTTGCAAAATATAGAGCAATGATGGGGTTTACATGGGGATTGGATTTTAATGGCTAGTAGTCCACGCAGTTCATATTTCAGAGATTCCGTAACGCTTGTCCCGGAACCTATACAAGATAAATGGGGCGAAACGGTTAGTACACCGGATAATGTATCGTTAAAAGGACGAATTGAATATAAGTATCGACGAATAACTGATAATAAAGGGAACGAGGTTATAAGTAACGCTACGATAGAAATTGAAGATCGAGATCTTGATATGGACGATAAACTGGTTTTTGACGGTATAACACATTCGATTATATCATGGCATAAGATACGTGATGCAGGGTTTGCATATTTACGAGTTTATGTGAGGTAAACTTTTATGCCGGTACAGAGTAACGAGTCGAACGTAAAGTTGGATTGTAAAGACTTTTTGATTGACATGGAAAAGTTTAAGAAAGGAATAAAACCCGCGTCGGAAAAAGCCGGTGGCAATACCGGTATGATGATATTGTATGACGCTATTCATAAAACGCCGCAGGTACCTGTATGGGATCATCTGTTACGCGGTTCCGGTATTGTATATGTAGATAACAAGTTTTATGATTTCTCGAAATGGGGTAATGTTGACGCGGAGTCTATTGCAGCCAGGTCACGGTCACCGAACGCGTCTCTTGCTCCGGACAGAACTGTAACGTCAATAACTTTTAACAAACATTATGCCGCGTTATGGCATGAAAAAGAACCTAAACACGGGTTTACATGGCAAGGAGCCGGTAAAAAGTATCTTGAAAGCAAGATTATGATGTATAATAAAGAATATGTTACAAATGCTGCGAAAGTTTTTGTAGATGAATTGCGAAGACGGTTTGGCAAATAAAAATGTTAGTAGACAGATGTAAACAATAAAGAAAACGAGTTTAGTAAATGGGTAATGTAATAAAACCTATTACACAATATATCGAAACACAAATTGCGGGGCTTACTGTCGGAACTAATCTTTTTGCCGGAGAAGGTGACGATACAAAGAGACCTGACACTTGTGTTTTTGTATTAGAGTCAGTACCTGGTATCGAAAACTATTATGTCCCCGTATTGTCTATAAAACCGATACAAGTTATTGTGCGGGATACCACATATCAGTCCGCTCGGGATACCGCATGGGAAATTCACGATCTGTTTTATGGAAAGTACAATACGTATGTTAGTTTGCCAGCAGTAACGACAGGGGAAGATAGTTATGTCGCAGTTTCGACGACAGGTTCTGAACCGTTTAGTCTGGGCCGCGATGCAGAAGGACGGTATATGTTTTCTGTAAACCTTACATTTTATCTTGAACTGCAATAAACGAAAATAGACAACCATCTGGAGATTAAATGTTATGTCGAATTTTCCAATGGGGCCGTTAGGTCCTTGCGATGTGTTGTGGAAAGCCAGTACTCTGGCTGGAGATATTACGTCTGATGATAGTCTCGGATACAATATGGAAGTTACTTTCGAGTCTTCGGACGACACAGCACCCGTAAAGACAGCACAACATGGTACAGGTAATTATGACGAAATATATACCGGTACCAGTTGTACTGCTACCGTACAACTGACAGTTACGACGTTAGCGCAACTCGAATCGTGTGCTATTAACAGTAGCATAGTTGTTACCGGTGACGAGTTGATGGTCAATACTGTTGTAGGTACGTCAATGCGCGATTATGCAGGTGCACTCATTCTTAAGAAACAGACCGGTTCTACGGCTTCTGCCGACGAAAAAGAATGGTTGACCGTGTTTAAAGCCGCGCCACGTAGAAACCTTTCGCTAACGTTTAATGCGGAAGGACAAAGAGTCTACGAAATGGTGTTTGTAGGGTTCCCTGTACTTGCGAGTGAAGTTACAACGGATACTAATACTCCTAACAGCGAAACCTATGCAGCCGATGCTCTGTGGGCTATCGGTTATGGACAGACATCATAAGTAGTGGTATAGAAAGTGGGTGTCCATGTACCCACAACTGAAAGACAAGGAAAAGTAAGAAAATGGCAAAGTTGAATCTGAACGACGAAACGTATAAATCGAGGTATGAACCGATTGAAATTGAAGGGTTTGCAGGTCGAGACTGGAAGATCGACAAAATTTCAGATGAAATGGCTGCCCAGATATTGGAGTTCAGTAAAGAGATAACTGATACCGAAACTGATATGAAACCTGAAATGATCAATAGGTTCCTCGGTATTGTTTTTGGAGAAGATACGGAAACGTTCAAATCCGTAGATTGGCGGATTAAACAGGACGTTGTTTTGTACATTTTTAGAAATATCAATTTGTCGGGTACAGACCAGAGTGCTGAGGGAAACGAATTTCAGCCCGATATAGATCGATAGGTCTTATCTGTCGGGCTTTCCCCGGCGCATTTACAGAAGAGCAGTTGTGGGACATGGACGCCCGTGTTTTTGCAGTGTTGTTGAAAGAGGCGAACATTGTGAATCTCGAAGAGCGGATAGAGTCTATACATGGCATGGCATTAGCTACAATTTTGCCATATGATTCAAAAGTGTATAGAAACGCTTTACAACAGATGGAACGAACGCTTATAAACCTTCGTACCGGTAAAACTCGACAACAGGAAATTGACGAAAATTGGGCGATGTTGAAAGCAATTGGTAAAAGTAACAAAAATGGGGCGGTACAAATGGTACAAGAAGACAAAGAGTAGAATCGTAAAATGGATATGTTAAATGTTAGAGGTATTGTTGTTAATTTTACTATTAAAGACGAAGCCTCTAGAACTCTTGAAAAAATAGATAAAGAGTTTATAAAAAATCGCAAATCGATTCGGCAGACTGCACGAGAAGTCCGTCAGTTCGGTGTAGCTCTAACTGCTATGGGCGCTACAACCGGGTATGCTTTATCTAGTCTGGATAAAGCTATGCGCCGGGCAACGGCGGCTACGGATACTACTACCAAAGAATTTTCACGGATGAAAGATTCCGTGGTTAGAATGTCAAAAGATATTAACGTTGAAGCGTCCGAACTTGCAGAAATCTATAAACAGTTAGGGTTTGCAGGTCTAAACGCGCAAGAAGCGTTAGCAGCGTTCCCCGATATAGCGAAACTTGTAAAAGGTGGTATGGTAGAAGTCGAAGAGACTGCTAAAGGCGTTATCCGTACCATGAAAGCGTTTGATATTCCGTTTACTGAAACTAATCGAGTTGTAAATGTATTAGCTAACGGATTTTCGACGTCCGTCCAGACGATGGACGATCTTGTTGAAGCAATGGCTTTTGTCTCTGGCCAGGCTCATCTTATGAACAATTCTCTGGAAAGAACCGTTGCAGCTATCTCGATTATGGCCGATGTAGGTGTACGCGGATCTCGGGCCGGTGTAGCTATGCGTCGTGCATTAGCGAATATGGCTATGGAAGGTAATAAAGCGTCAAAACAGTTGCGGGAACTCGGTATAAGTGCTTTTGACTATGAAGGTAAAGCTAAAGATCTGATAACAATAATCGGCGAACTTAATGACGCTCTTAAAGGGCAGACCGAACAGCAGATTAATGCTGCGTTGTCGAACGTTTTTGGTGTTAGAGCGTTAACCGGTAACGCTGCTATTATAAAAATGAATACGAAAGAGTTGCACGAATATATTGCCAGTCTTAGTGATAGAAGTAAGTTGGAAAAACTTGTGTCTAGACAAATACTGGGATTGAACGAACAGTTAGGGCGGACAAAACAGAGATGGGAAGATTTGAAAAGAGTATTTACAGATAAACTGATTCCGGATGTTAAGAAACTAAATATAATGTTGAGTGAAGTTCTGGATTATGTTACAAAAATCACTGAAGCATGTCCGGCATTGACAAAAGGAATTGGTCGTCTTGCAGCAGCTTTTAGTTTTACTGCGTCTGTTATCGGCCCTCTTTTATTGGTTGGTTCACAGCTTGCACTCATATCCATGACAAAACTAGGTGTATCCATACTGAAACTTGGTGTGTTATTATCGAAAAGTTTACTTATTCTATCGCCATGGGTAATAGGCGTAACAGCGGCGGCTGTTGCTGGATGGAAGTTGGGACGTGCTGCAAAAGGTACGGGAAGAGAAATAGAATCTCTGAATCGGTATATGGAAGAGACTAGTAGAATAGCTGAAAACGCAGCCAATAAAATGAAACTCTTGAAAGAAAGAGTGAGTTGGGAGTTGGAAATTGCAAAAAGTAAAAAGGAACTTGACGCTTTTTTTGAAAGGTTCCGTGGTGCAGGATTTGGTCCCGTTGAACTTGGTAGACTTGTTCCTACTCTGGTAGGTATGGACAAAGATGTTGCGAAAGCGAAAAGAAAATTCTTTTTACTAGAATCTCTTGATATAGAAAAAGAAGTTGATGAATTGCAGAAGAGAAGAGAACATCTCTTTGAACAGTATGCACGACAACATCCTACTCCTGCATTGCTTCGTGTAGGTCTGGCAGAGTTGAGTGAACGGCAGAAAAAAGTTATGGAGTATATAGATGAGAAAATTGCAAAGCTAAGATCAGATTTAAAGGGAATGTACAGTGAAATAGATAAATTGGACAGTGTGGTTGGTGACCAAATAAAAAATACTTTAGGAGTTGTTGAGAGAAAGTTACAGACAATAAGACAAGAAGGAGAAGCAGGTTTTGGTATCAAAATTCCAATGGAATTCGATAAAGAAATCGAGAAACTTGAAGAGTTAATAAAACGAACCAAAGAGATTTTAGAACCTAGAAAGGGAATTTTCGGCGAGAAACTGATTTTAGATCCTAAGGTGAAACAAGAAGCTGAAGAAACATTACTTGCACTTATGCACGAACTAAATTTGAAGATTGAAGAGAGAAAAGAAGCGTATAATACTCTTCATGGAATAGAAGAAACGTCAGTAGAAATGAGTAGCAAACTTGTTGCTGAACTAAAAAAACAACGGGAGAATTTTGTTGCTGCAAGAGAAAAAGTTGATAAGACTTCAGATGCGTATGTAGTGTTGACGGCAGATATAAGAAACCTTGAAAAAGAGATGAAATTGTTGGGGCATACAACATCTAAATTGGTACTTTTTGAGACTGCTGCTTTAGGCATTGATGTGCGTACAATGAAAATGCTTAACGAAGAAATATCCAATATAAAGTCAAAAATACAAGAGATAAGTTCATTGCCGGAAGACGAACGAAGTATTTCTGCTATTCTTGGGTTAACGCAATTGCAAGAACAGCTCGAAACGGCTCAGGAACGAGTACAACGATTTGCGTCTAACAAGACTTTGTTCAAATGGGAAGAACAAGGAATAATTACAACTCGTCTGTTCAACAAAGAAGTAGAACGGTTGACTAAAGGAATCGAAGAGCTTCGTCGGCA